GCTTACTTTTCATAACAAGAAGCAAAATGAGGATTAATAATATTGCTTTTTAATAATGACACATAGGGAAAATGTATTAAAACGCTATGGTCTTGAGGACCGTTCATATTCAAAGCAGGAATTGTCTAAGATTACAAAGGTTTCTCTAAAAATTATTAAGGAAGTTTATAATAGAGGTATTGGTGCATACCATACAAATCCAGAAAGTGTAAGACTAAGTGGGTCATATGTTAAAGGAGTAAATGCTCCTATGAAGTTCAAACTCTCTAAGGAACAATGGGCAATGGCTCGTGTGTATAGTTTCTTGGATGGGAACCCAAAACATGACAATGATTTGAGGGAAAATAATGAAAAATGCCCTTACTGTGGTCTAAAGAAGCAGTAAAAACCTCTAAAAAAGGGTCTTTACGCAATCTACATGAAAAAAACAGTAAAATCATTAATGATTTTACTGAAAAAAACACATACTTTTTGTATTTACCTGTTTTTTGCTATAAATCATCAATAATGATGCTTAATTTCTTGAAAACGGATTCTAACCAAAACAGGTAAGGAATATTATAACCAAAACAGGTAAGGAATACTAATGGGAATTACGAGCGAATCAATCATTGAAAATATGTGTACTAAGAATAATCTGTCTTGCGAGTACTTAGGAAATCGGAATTATAAAATTAATAACACTCGTTGCTACTTTGATGAGCCTACCCAAAAATGGTTCTGTAAAGATTTAGTATTGCTTGACTTTATTGCAAGAGAATTTGAAAAGGAACAAAAAAGACAAATAAAGAGGCTCTACTTTTCACTATAAGCTTCTTATTAATGTTTTTTGCTGTAGTTTATGTAATTATAATTTAAGTGAGAGCAAAAAAGAATTTAGAAACATTGGTCGAAACCGTATTTCTCAATATACGCTCACTTAAACTATTATTAAGAATATTTAATATTATTTGATTACATGTATGCGCTCATTCCACTACGACGTCCACCTCCCATACCCATAGCAGGAGTCTTAGCCATCATACCCATGTGACGTGCAGCACCAACAGGCCTCTGCAGAGCTGCAGAAGGGGCATGCTCAGGAGCAGAAAGAATGTCCTGCTCAGTGAGCACTCCCTTAATAATACGGGAAGAACCCTTGATGGTCTCAAAGAAGCCAGAAGAAATAGGGATGGTATAGATGTTTACAAAAGGCTGCTGTTCTGCAGTTCCATCAAATGTTAGACCAGTGAAGTTCTGTACCTGAAGATTAAATTGTAGTGTGAAGTTACCTCAACTTCGTACCCTGGCTTTCGCCATATTTCTGTAGGGAGTAGACTATACCTTCTGCAATCATTAGAGCTTGCTAAGCTCTTCATGCACTTTCCTGGTAGTCGTTGGGACATAAACCATTACCTTGCATAGCGGTAGTGAGGTTCAGTCTGCGGATTACCCAATTCTTAACGTTATTACCATAGGGATGCGACATTACCGCAGTTCCCTCAAAACTTTTCAGTAGTGAGGTGGTAGTTAAGACTCTAAGGGACTTCCCGCAAATCGGAAATAAGCACAGCTTTATTAGGCTGCACACTCGCAGGAGTTTACGAGACCCGGTGCTTGACCTGTTTGTAGGGCAAAATCAACACCAGGGCGGAGAACCAGAGGCCCACCAACCAAACCAACAAATCCACCAACAGTAGGAGTAGAAAATGTTGATGTAGCAGATGTAGAACTGGAGAAGGGGACAGAACCAAGACCAGTCCACTCAGACCAGTCCATGTCTACACCATTACGCACAGACATCTGGTATAGCTGCTCCTGGGTTGCATTACTAAGCAGCCCACTGAAATTGTCAAAATTCATCGAGATGTTAGTAATAGGAAGGGACCAGTCACCCTGAGCAGAGCTGAGCAGTGTTGTCGCACCGTAAGCAGAAGGCTTCACATAAATCAGGAGTAGGTCAGGAATGTTAGGGAGAGTAATAGTCTGAGAAGTAATAGGAGTTCCCTTAGAAGTCAAGTAGTCAGCATAAGAAGTAGCACTTACTGCAGTTTGGGGAGTTGCAATGTAACGGGGGAACTCCATGTAAGGAACAATATTCTTAGGAGGCAAAGGTAAATCCAAAGCGGGAGTCAAGAACTGAACAGAGAGAGTAGGAAGAGTTGGGAAGAATCCACGAATTGCAGTAGTAGACCAAGCAGATGACTTCAGTGTAAAGGGATTCACAGGAAGACCATTTGCATCTTGAACACTTAGGGTAGAAGCAACACGGAAAGTACGAGCAGGAGTAGGAGCCATGTTCATCTGCACCTGAAAGTTCTGCACACCAAAGAGACCAGTAGACATCTCATGCTGGTCAGCAAAGATGAAAGGAGGCAATAGGAGACGCTCCACAGATGCTACAGCTACGTGGAAAATCAAATCAGTTCCACCAGCAGAGTGTGCTGCAGCAACTTCAAGGTAAGGCTGACCATTCCGGTAAGAAACACCACCAACTGTAGTTCCAGCACCAGAAACAGCCTGAGGAGTTCCAGTTGCGCTGGTGCAGTAGTAGAAACCATTAAATCCACCATTAGGCACAATGTCAGACTCCCAAGTACTGCTCCACTGCTTTAGGGGAGTATTAGGAACTACACGAGAATCAGGGTAAACTGCATACTTGTCCAACATAGTAGGGCAAGTACGCTGGCGACGAGATGCACGCATGTCAGCCAAGCGCAGAACCTGAGGTAGAACATCCTGAGTATTTACAGTTACAGTTGCATCGTTAATAGTTCCAGACATCTGGCTCACAGACTGGTGCAGGGGGAATGCAGCAGGAGCAAGAAGAGTAGACAGGGGAGTATTAGCAGGAACAGTAGAACCAACAGGGGGATTAATATTAACAACAATTGTTGCTACTACAGTTGCAGCCCATTGCACTGCACGGTCCACAAACACGTTCTCGGAAGGAACCTGCACGTTGAACTGCACACTGGAAGCATCAGCAGTCTGTGCCTGGAAAGACACGTTAGTCAAGCTCAAGGCTCCCTTCTCGACAGCATACTCGGGCTTTGTTTGAACAATACGGGAGTCATACACAGAATACTTTGTTACTTCGGTGGCCATTTTTATTTATTGTAGACAGAGAATATTTTGACATAAAACGCTACTTTGTTCCTTTCTTCTTAAACATCAATCTAAAATTCATTGTTGATTGATTGGGAATATGGACAGGAATTAGAGAATTTGTTAGACGGCTCCTCCAAAATAAATTAACGTCAACATCCTGGACTGCATCCTGGGATGGGTCCAAAGATGAATAAGTCGGAACCAATGGCTCATATAAAATCCAACCTCTCCAAAGGTCTGCAGTAACCGCATTAATTGGAGTCTCAATCAAAACCTTTTGGAATGAACCTGAATTAGCTACTCCACTACCCACATTTGCACTTCCAAATGTTACTGGATTTGCATTAGATTCATTACGGACTGGGATTTGAGTTGTTGCTAACACAAGTGATGCAATAGGTGACCATACACCACCAGTACTCTTAAAATCCTGAGTTAATCTACACATATAAGCATTTGTTAAGAATGTTCCATTAGGAATAAATAGCTGATGACTTGACTGCGATGGCTTAGTCTTCAAACTTAATCCAACTGGAGAATCAGCATTTGTTGCAGGAATTGTTCCAACTCTTAAATTAATAGGCAAACCTGTGTCAACTACAATCTCAGGCAAATTCAATCCACTGTACGCTCCAGCCCAGGCAGTAGGGTAACCATAATATACAGTAGGAAAATTAGAAAGTAGCTGGTCTAAACAAGTATTCCATCCTACAAATGAATACTCACCATAATTAGTTGGTGCACTTCCTCCTGCTACCCCATAAAGTCCTCCACTATTAGAAGCTCCTACAACAGTACAAGCAGAATTAAAAGGTTGAGGAAGAACTGTCCCATAAGGAGTAATACTTGTCATTCCATCCTGATTTAATGAAAACAAACCAGTTGTCTCATCAAACTCCATAAATGGACACTGAGTTCCAGGAACTACTCCACTTACACCACCACCAGCAAGAGTCCAGGCCCTTTTTAATGCATTATTAATTAGCTGAACCATGTGAGAATATGTATAGCAAAAATAATAATCAACCTCTTGCTGTGAATTTGAAGTTGTAGGAATAATTGTATAAGGAGCCTGATTGTCTGGGTACCAAATTACTGAAGCCTTACCTGTCTTATACTTTGTGCTGTCACTAATAGCTCCTCCCTGGAAAATTCCAACTGTAACTTCGTATACTGTTTCGTTTACATCTACTTGAGTGTTCTTAATCTGAGGAATAAATAGGGGTAAATATTTTGAAACTCCATTCAAACTAAAATTCTCAACAGAAACCTCATAATTTGAAACATCAGGAACCAAAGCAGTCTGGCGTGAGTCAGAAAATCTCAACAATGGGTCATCTGCTGTCTTTGTAGAGTTTAGTGTATTGTTGATTATACCTGCGTTGTAATAAATACGGTCTGGTGCTGCCTTAGCACCATCAATCTGTACTTTGGAGAATTGAGACAACAATGCCATTTACTTTATACAAATCATTATTTTCCGATTAAATTATATGTAAAGGCTGTCACGAATTCATCAGGCTCTAATCCTGTGGATTCTACTAACTTAATATACTCAGGCAGTTTTAGGTTCTTAAAATATAATCTTGTTGTACAGTGACGACCACAAGTATTAATATTTGTCTTGTCAACCTGAAATGGGTATGCATTAGACT